AAAAGCGCCTCCTGTAAATGAACTCTGACCAAAGCCAGGTAAATCAAATCGAGTGACTTGAAACTGCTGAGATAATGAATGAAATTCATAATCCCACATTCGTGAATCCGCAATTCCAGCATGAATCCGCAACAGATGTGGTCCTGATCCTTTAGAGTCAAAATAAATAGTTGCGCCAGAAACACTTAGATAAGGCATGTGATCCCTCCATGATTAATTAGTTAAATCAATACTATATACAAAATGACGAACGGGCAGACCAGAATAGTCTTTATCAAATTCTTTGACGATGGTCATACCATTTTTCTCAGCAACCATGCGAGAAGAAAGGTTCGTATCTCGAATGATGGAACAGATTTTTTCCGCTTTTAATTCATTTTTCGCATAGCTTATACACAATTGGCTAGCAGACGTTGCATATCCCTGATTCCAATAGCGTTTATTGACTAAGTAGCCAATTTCTAATAATGATTCAGCTTCAACATCAGAATAGACAATCCCACATTGACCAATAAAGTGTTGCTTTTTTTGATCGATGATCGCCCACAGACCAAAGCCGTTTTCTTGATAGCTTGTTAAATTCCAGTTCAGCCATGCGTTGACTTTTTCTTCTGAAAATGCTGATTCATAGGTGTACATCGTTTCTTTATCTTGTAAAATCAAACATAAATCATCAAAATCAGCGGGTGTGAATTCTCTTAAATAGAGTTGTTCATTTTCGCTTATTTTTTTACCATCGCTTTTCTCCTTTAATTTAGACGTTCACTCAAGATAGACAAAGGACCATGTGCTCCGTTGATGCTTCGTTTTGATCATTAAAGTTCTGTTTTTTTAAGGCACTTTTTCACATATCATTCATACAAATGCTTCAGCTATCTATCAGAAAGAACGTTTCTCTATTTTACCATAGTAATAGGTTAAGTCTGTAAAAAACACGTTGTAAAAAGCCAAACTGTGAAAGGAAAGTAACAGAATCTTGGGATGATTTTAACAGAACCCTGGGAGTTTCGCATCGTTATATCTTTGTATACTAGGTTCATCAAGTACGAACGGCTGTAACGATTTGATACTTAAGTCGCCCGTGACTTTAAATGAGAGGAGATGTCAAGTTGAAATCAAATGATCGTTTTGTGTCAGAAAATCAATATTTTACTTTTGAGCAGCAGAATCAGGTAATCAAAAAACAATTGAAAGTGATCGGAAAGCTGCAAAAAAGGGTGAAAGCAGAACAACGACGAAAAAATCAGCTTGCATCTCAATTAAAAAAATTGAAGCAGCAACAACACACTAAGGAGGAAATAAACAGATGACAGCATTAAGCGGAGTAGATGTAGTTTGGCGTTTTCGTTTAGCCGAAGACGAAGGAAATGAACGTGCCTGGGGCTTAGCATACAGCACAGAAAATGGCTATTCAAAATCAAAAGAAAGTGAATCAACTGTTACGAAAGATGGTAGCGTAGTGACACCAGGAGCAACCGAAACAACCGTAACGGCAACAACACTATATAAAATCGGTTCAACACAAATCGATAAATTAGAAACAGCAATGGATGAAAATAAACGTGTTCAAATTTGGCGTATCAACACCAAGGAGATTGGCACTGGCAACAACGAAGGGAAATTCAAAGCGAAATATTTTGAAGGCTATTTTACTTCGTTTGAAGAAACAGATTCAGCTGAAAATAAAGTGGAATACTCTTTGGAATGGGCAATCGAAGGCGCAGGTAAGAATGGTTTTGCAGCATTGGAGCTTGATACTTCTGAAGGTGGCGACTATGAATTCAAAGACACTGTTAAAGTGGAAACAACGCCGTAATGATTGATACGCAAGTACACATTTTAAGAGGTTAGTCTGACTAACCTCTTTGGAAATCAGGAGGAATAAATATGGAACTTACTATGAACGAAAAAATAGTCAGCTGTAAATTTGGGTACGGATTTTTAAAAGAAATCAATAAGCGTTATTCAGTAGAACGTGGTGGAATGCAGTTGAAATTAGGCGTTGGCGCCATCGTTTCAAATTTGCTTTTATCAGATGTAGATACTCTTTTTGAAGTATTGTTGATTGCAAATATGACCGAGAAACCGCGAATGACAGTCAAATGTTTAGAAGAGTACGTTGAACAAAACGGTACGAAGAATCTGTTTGAAGAAGTGATCGATGAGCTAAAAAAGTCGGAATATACCGGGATGATGACCAGCAAGATGTTGGAAGAAACACAAGCGTAAAATCGATCGAATTTGATGAAGTCTATGAGCAGGTTCGTTTAAACTGTTTACGTTTTTTGAAAATCGAAGATTTTACTGAAATCGACCGCTTGACGATTCCTGATTATGAGTTGCGAATGAGAGCATATCAATTGAAGCAACTGGATCGGCAATATGAGATCCATATGCAAGCATGGGCTACAGTGATGGCTGGACAAACGCGAAAAGGCAAACCAATTTTTAGGACCTTTGATAAATTTTTCGATTATCGCAAAGCAGAAAAGAAACTACTAGGCAGACAACAAAGAACGTCTCCAGATAAAGAAAAACTTCAAAATTGGATCGCGAATTTTAATTCATAGGAAAGGAGGGGAAAAATGGACTATAAAATTAATGTAAAGGCCATCTTATCTGCTGTAGATGGAGGCTTAAACGGAGCATTAACTCAAATAACTGAAAGCACTGCTCAATTAGAAACACAAATCAATCAATTATTTTCTTCTTTTTCAAACCCGGGCACAGCAAAGGATACTTTTAATGAAATAAAAGGCTCCCTAGAAGAATTAGATAGTGCTTTAGAGAAATTTGGTTTACCCTCTGTTGAATCAATGTTTACAAGCTTTGGTTCACAGGCAACAAGTCAACTAGGAAAAGCTGCAGAGGCGTTCAATGCACTAGGTAAAAAATCACAGGGACTAAGTGGGATTGTTTCAACTAGTTTTAGTAAGATGCAATCACCCTTTAAAGAATTACCTACAAAAATGTTAGACCCGTTTATCTCATTAGATTCTAAAGTAACTGGCTTTACACAAAATCTAGCCAAAACAGTGACAAGCTTAGCGCCACAGATGGCATATGGCATGCTGTCTTTAGAAGTAGGCGTAGGAAAAGCAATGGATAAAATGGGTTCAGGTGCATTGAATGTAGCAGGTTTTTTTGAATCGATTTCATTAGGTTCTAAAAAAATTGCTGGAGAAGTTCCCTTGGTCACAAAAGCCTTTGGCGGCATCGGTCAAGGAATCCAAAAATCTGCCGGAGTAGGGACAACCGCTATGACGACAATGATTCAAGGATTAACATCTGTTTTCGGGGTTGCTTTACAAGCATTGGGGCCAGCAGCGATTTTGGGTGTTGCTCTTGTCGGTCTAGGATTAGTGAACAGCCAATTCGGAGATCAGCTGGGAGGAATGATTACTACCGCAATTGAAAAAGGCCCCGAAGTGATCCAAGGTTTTATCAGTGGAATCATTTCCAAATTACCCGATTTAATGGCTTCAGGAACACAATTGATTGCAGGTCTTGCAGAAGCGATCGCTGTCAATCTTCCTGTAATCATGCAAAGTGCAGTCGATCTGATTAACGCACTCGTTCAAGGTGTGATTGAAAGCTTACCAACCTTGATTCCAGCAGCTTTAATGTTGATCGAATCTTTAGCCACAAGTTTACTATCAGCAGCACCACAGTTGTTGATGACAGGTTTAGATTTATTGATTGCGTTAGTTGACGGAATACTGGCGAATAAGGACCAAATCATTGATACAGTAACCAATATAATTGAGGCCTTCACTGCAAATATCACGAATAATTTACCGTTGATCATTGACAAAGGGATCGAAATTTTAACCAAGCTAGCTGAAGGGGTAGCCTCTGTTTTACCTGCATTAGTTCCAGTGGCATTGCAAGCTATTACGACCTTAGTTAGAACCCTATCTGAAAATTTACCGAAACTATTAGATGCAGCAGTAGAAATTGTTGGAAAACTGTGCGAAGGATTGTTAGCGAATTTGCCACAAATCTTAGCTGCCGCAGTTGAACTTATTTTAGCTCTAGTAAAAGGCATCGGAGAAAGTATCCCGAAAATCATTGCAGCTGGTGCTAAAATTGTGTTGAAACTTCTTGAAACAGTGATCAAAGCGGTTCCAGATTTAAAAGAAGCCGGCACAAACTTAATCCAAGGCCTGATTGATGGGATCAGTGGTATGGCTAAAGCAGCGTTAGATGCCGTTATGGACATTGGAAAAAGCATTGGAGATACCTTCAAAGGTCTGTTCAAAATCCATTCGCCATCTCGCTGGATGCGAGATGAAATCGGCGCAATGCTGCCAGCAGGTCTTGCCATTGGGATCGAAAGAAATGCTCATGTAGTAGATCAACCAATGGACAAACTAGCTTCACAAATCATGCTACCAAGCCTAGACAGTTTAGATCAGCATTTGGCAACAGTACAAGATGTGTCCGTCCAATCCAGCAGTAAACAAATGCAAGTTCAAACCAAACAACCAGCAACATTCAACATCAAACTCGGCAATCAACAATTCAAAGCCTTTGTTTCAGATATTTCAGAAGCAATGGGACAAGATTCTGCTATTAACTTAGCATTTTAGAAGGAGGGAAAACATGTATTATTTTGAAGACACAACGAAAAAAGTCCATAAAGATGATTTGATCCTTCCTTCTTCAGCCATGATGTATGACGGTGTGTATCTAGAAAAAATGATCGACGGCTACCGTACGTTAGCTGTAACAGGTAGAGAAATGCTATCACTGGATATTGAAACACAAGAAACACAAGTAGGGAGCATCAAACTGAATCAAAAATTACCAGCTCGAACAATCAAAGTAAGCTATCAATTGATCGGAAATGATGCGAAAGATATACAGAAGAAATACCGGCAATTGATGCATTTACTTTATAAAGAGTCAGATGTTGAGATTCGCTTCAAAGACGAATTGGACTACCATTATCATGGACAATATAGGACGACAGATGATGTTCGGGGAGATACAAATAATATTATTGCAAGTTTTGAAATTCTTTGTACAGATCCAAAAAAATATTCCGTTCTGTTAAAAACAGACGGAGCGATTACGACCTATTTACCCTATCATACAGCACCAGAAAAAATTGCTGTGACTATTGCAGCGTTTGGTTCTTTAGTGATTACAAATGGAGCAAAAACAATCAAAATCACAAGCTATAATTTAAGTGCGGGCGACCAAGTTGTTTTTGATTTCTTAAAGGGAAAAGTCTTTGTCAATGAACTAGATCAAACCTTTTTACTAGATTTAGAAAGTGATTTTGAGAATTTTAGTATTAAAGAAGGTCAAACTGTTCAGTGCAACAATGGTAAAATGACTATTTCCTATAGGGAGGTTCAGTTATGAATAAAAGTGTTTATTTCTTTGATGAGCGCCAGCACTTGTTACGAATCGTGAAAGAAAATGAGTTGATAGAAGTCATCCAGGAAAAGGAAATTACCGCAAACAAAGAGGAATTGATGAATGATACTCTAAATGTATCTACTCTATATGATGACGAATTAAAACAAGCAGCTTATATGGCTGTGAAAGAAGAAGCATCTTCCTATAGTTTATACAGAATTATTTTAGATAGTGAAGAGGAAAATTTGTTATCCTTTGTGGGAATTAGCTTTGCACCTGACGAGCTTGATTCATATGTTGTTAAAAATATTCAAGTAACAAATGAATCAGTCAAGAGTACAATTCAAAAATTATTAGTAGAAACAGAATGGCGCGTAGACAAATTAGACGCAAATTTACCTGCAATAACAGACGATTTCAGTTTCCTATCTGTACGGGATGCATTAAAAAATATTCAAACACAAGGCTGTGAAATTCTTTTTAAATATAAGATAGATGGCATTGGGATTACAGATAAATGGATAGAAGTTTATCGTGAAATCGGTGTAAAAAGCAAACAACGTTTTACTTACGGTGACAAGGCATTAAGCATTGTGAAAGAACAAGACCGTAATCAAGTATATACAAGCTTGATTGGCCGCGGACGTGGTGAAGATGTGGGAGATGGCAAGGGCAAACGGATCGAATTCACGAATGTAGAGTGGAAAAAAAGCAATGGCAATCCTTTGAATAAACCCAAGGGCCAAAACTGGTTAGAATTTCCTGAAATGACCAAACTATATGGTATTCCCTTAAAAAATGGCGGCATGCGCAGACGAGAAAAAGTCATCACGTTTGACGATGAAGAAAGTCCAGAAAAATTACTACAGCAAACCTATCAGTCTCTGGTGGAGTATTCTCGACCACTTGTCCAGTTTAAAACTGAGATTTTAGGCGGCGATACAATTGGCAATACCGTAACGATTCATCGACACGATCGGAATTATCATTATCAAACACGGATTTTTAAAGTGAAGATCGATCGTTTAACTGGCAAAGTCGAAGCAGGCTTAGGGGATAACATCACGAAAAGTATTTCAAAAGCCACATCTGATTTAAAGGGGAATGTTGATTCTTTAGAAGAGAAGAAGATGACTTTTTATGACTCAGAAGAAATTTCGAAATGGCAAGATGATATTATTCGTGGAGCTAAAGGCGGCTCGATAAAATTGATGAATGGGATTGAAACAGGTAAATCCCAAAGTCGTGAACCATATCAGCAAGTTTTTATGAATGGCAATTCGCTAGAAAATAGTAAACATTTTTTGATAATGAATTCTGACGGCATAGGTTTTGTTAAAGACAAATTTACCAATAAACCTCAAACTGCTTGGACAATCGATGGGAAATTTAATGCTGATTATATTAACACGGGTACTTTGAGAGCCATTGATATTAAAGGCGTAAATATTTACGGCTCCCAATTTGAATCAGATAGTAATGGATTTAAAGTGCATATTCTTGATGGTAAAATTCGCTTTCTTAATTCAAAAACAGGAAAAGAGCTCGGAGCAATTGCTCCAGCATTTACAGAAGGCAAATTAGATGGTTATACCATTATCCAAAAATCAGGCTATTCGATCAATATAGCGACACAATCAACCGATGCTAAAAATCATGCCAATGTGATTAGTATTCCACCCGACAGCACAGCAGATAATCCTAAGCTAGAGATTTTTGGAAAAGTTGCTCTCAAAGGTGAATTAAATATAAACGGTAAACTATTTCTTAATGGAAAAGAAATTACAGGAAACGGCAGCGGCGGGTCTGGTGGAGACGGTGGCATCCCACCAGAGCTGACAACAAATCAAGAAAAAAATGCTTGGGGAATTTGGCAATTCTTTAAAAATAAAGGCTGGACGGAACAATCTATCGCTGGAATGCTCGGGAATATTCAATCAGAATCTGGGATTATGCCCGATATTGACGAGTTAAGTGGTGGAGGTGGCTATGGGTTAACCCAATGGACACCTAAAACTAAGTTGGTTAATTGGTGTAATGAACATGGATTAGACTATCGAACGCTTGATACTCAATGCCAACGAATTCAATGGGAAATGGAAAACAACCAACAGTGGTTTCCCAATTATGAACGCCCAGACTTATCAACTATATCATTTAGGGACTTTACCAAATTATCAGATGTTAGACTGGCAGCGGAATATTTTATTGCATTTTATGAGCATCCTAAATATCCAAATCAACCAGCCAGAGCTCAGCAAGCTCAGTATTGGTATGACAAATTAAGAAATTTAAAACCTGGAGCTGCTACTGGAGCAGCAGGCTTGGCTCATTTAGATACATTGTACAAACAGCCTTTAGGTAATGGACAATGTTATGCTGTCTCAGCAGAGTATTCTGGATTTCTAGGAGGCTGTGGTTTAGGCGCTAATACAGGCTATCCCTTAAGCCATGTGATCGGAAATACTGAAGCAGCGGCTGAAATTGGTAGTGGATATAATTGGGCCGCAGTTGGTTGGAAAGTTATTTATAACCCGTCTTATCAACAGTTAGTCGTTGGGGCGATCATCAACTGGAAACGTGGCGGCAATATTGGCGGCTTTACTGTCGACAGCACGTATGGTCACACAGGTGTCATCCGTGGTTTAACCAATGGAGGCTTCCAAACCTATGAACAAAATATCGGATTAGGACAAGTAGTCGGCAAATATGAGCGATCATGGGTCGGAGCAAGTGAGATCAGCTCAATTGTCATCCCACCCAAATAAACAATTTTTTAGAAAGGAGTGAGTAAATGTCAATCGTCTATCCAATTTTTTTATCAACAACACAACCAAACGATAATATTCCTTCGATCATGATTCGTCAATTTGACGAAGGAAGCCAAGTCTTAGCTGTAACTATAACAGAACATGGAAAACCAAAAGACATTTCAAATTTAACCCCTTTTTTCTGCGTCAAACAAGGACATCATGCAGGTCTCGGTTTATCGGAACAAAAAGTCACTAAAATCATCGACGCAAAAAAAGGAACATTAGAATACACCTTAACCAATTACGATATGCAAAATATTGGAGAAAATACGGCTTACTTTAGCTTTAGAGAACTGCAAAAAGACTTAAGCTGGCACCAACAATTTTCTACCAGTGATTTTACGTATCAAGTCAAAAAAAGCATTTATGATGATGGGGTCAAAGATAGTAACTACATTTGGACATTTGAAGAAATTTTACGTTATTTTACTGAATGGGTGAAAACATGTCAGGAGGTCTATGATGACTGGTATGTGGTAGCACAAGAAGAACTACAGCGGATTATTGCTGAATTCCAAGAGTGGATCACAACAAACCAGCAGCGCTATGATCAATGGTCACAAGGTCAAAGAACAGAATTTGACCAATGGTTTGCTACGATCAAAGGAATTTTAGATGAAAATGCAGCGGGAAATCTTTTGCATTTGATCGAAGAATTAAAACGAGCACATTTTACTTTAAAAAGTGGTGAAACCGGAATTCTTAGAACGATTCGAGATGATAAATTTAGCTTGAATCATAAGGTGACGAAAGTAGGAAGCGTTACTCATAAAAAAGAAGCTTCAGCCTTAGTGATAGCTGAAATCGACAGTGAAAAACAACATACTTTCTTCCTAAGAAAGGTAGGCTCAGTCTAATGGCACATGAAGTAGAAATCAAAAAAGTTATGGAAACCGAGGAATCAGGTGTACAACGTCAAGTTTTTCCTGAAACCCATGTTAGTGCAGTTCTTGGTTTAGATCAAATTGCAACAGCAGGAATTGGTGTTAGATCGATCAATGGAAAAACAGGCGACATCACCTTAACAGCTAAAGATTTAGGTGTTGAGGGAACAGGAATAACAATAGAGAAGGTGGGAACAGTATGACGGATATCGTTGAATTAAAAAGTGATGGATTCGTTGTTTATCCTAAAACCCATGTCAGTGCGGTTGAAGGAATGACAACAATCAAAGGTGAAAAAGGAGACACAGGTCCACAAGGTGCAACTGGAGCTACAGGACCAGCTGGGACAAATGCTACAACAACAGCTGTGGCAACTCAAATTGCAAGTGGATTGATGAGTGCAGCCGACAAGAAAAAATTAGATACATTACCAACAATAACGTTTAGTAAGGTGGGATCAGTCTAATGGCAGATATTGTACAATTAGAAGAAAAAGGGAATTTACTTTATCCGAAGACTCATGTAAGTGCGATTGATAATTTTGATGAAACAGTTGTTAAAAAGACTGGTGATGAGGAAATCACTGGAGTTAAAAACTTTAAAAATAGTATTCAGGTTAATGGAAAAAATTTGCTAGATATTTTTTATCCAATTGGTAGCATTTTTCAAAGTACAGATGCAAGTAATCCAAGTACTATCATGGGAGGTTCCTGGGAAAGAATTAAAGGTAGGGTACTTATCGGTGTAGACGAGGCAGATACAGATTTTACAAGTGGAAAAATTGGTGGAGAAAAAACGCATCAGCTAGCTATATGGAATATACCGAATAGAGTAATTAAATGGACTTCATGGAAAGGTGGAAATATCTCTTATTCTCCTTGGCAAAGTGGAAATGTCGAAAAAGGAAAATTTATAGCAACTGATCCATATGATGCCGGAGACGAGTCAAGTAGACCAATTAGTAATTTACAACCATATATGACAGTTTATATATGGAAACGTATAAATTAGAATAGTAAATCTATACTTTATGGTGATAGTTATTAAGAAAAAAATGAAGTGTTTCGCAAAAAAAGGTATATGAATTATAGACTAATTAACTGGTATGATTTCGGAAGTGAACCGAACTCATACCAGTTAATGTTATTTTAATTTGAATGATATAAGTGTATTTTAACCAATAGCTTTGAGAATTACATTTGATGTTTCGAATTTAACTTGACCGATATGTAACTCTTATCGTAATATAGTTAGGAACCGAACTATGTAGCGAGGAGGAAAATAATGAACAAAAAAATCGGTCTAAAAATCAGAATTTTAGCCAACGAACTCAATCGAAAGTCAGCAGAAATTCTAAAAGAAGAAGACGGCGAAGCCTCTTCAAGTATCCAAATGCGCATTCTAAACTTCATTCACCGCCGTAATAGTCAACAAATCCCAGTCTATCAAAAAGACATCGAACAAGAATTTGACATTCGACGTTCCACTGCAACAGGCGTTCTACAAACAATGGAGAAACGCTTATTTATCGAGCGAAGCAGTTGTAAAGAAGACAACCGCTACAAAACGATTATTCTAACGGGATTAGGCGAACATAAAGTCAAAGAAAATATCGTGAAGCTACATAAATTTGATGAGTTGCTCATGCAGGGAATTCCAGAAGAAGAACTAGCAATCTTTTTCAAATTATTGGAAAAATTATCAGAAAACAGCAAAAAAATAAATAAGGAAGGTGAACGGATTACATGA